CCCACTCGAATCTGGAGCGTTTCAGCAGATCGATCTCGGTCATCAGGAAGCCGGAGAGCGCCCCGCCGTGAGCTACCTCAAGGGTTTCACCCTCATCCTCGACCAAGAGCTCGCCGCAGATCGGGCATTCACGCGATGCCAGCGGAATATCGGCCTGGCACGCCGGGCAGATCTTCGAGGGTGCCTCACCGCTGGTGGTTTTGCCCTCAAGGTCAACATCCTGCTCCAGCGTGCCGTGGGTCAGGCTCGAGGTGCCAAAATCCAGCACCACGCAATCGGTCTTGACCACGCCCGGGTGCTCGGCGGGATCAACCGTGCGCAACCCGCGCCCGACCATCTGGATCATGGTCGACTTGTAAGAACTGGGCCGCAGCAGCACGACACAGGAGGTGGGCGGGTGATCCCATCCTTCTGTGAGTACCGCCACGTTGGTGATCACGCGGATCTCACCGCTGGCAAAGGCCGCCAGGATATTGCGGCGCTCTTCGCCGGGCAGATCGCCATGGATCAGACCGGTCGGAATTCCCGCGGCATTGAAGGCCTCGGCGACATGGGCGGCATGGGCCACGGTGGAGCAGAAGACGACCGTGGGCCGATCAGCAGCCTTTTCCTGCCAATGGCGGATCACCTCCTCGGTGATTGGCGCGCGGTCCATGATTTCGGCCACCTCAGACATGTCGAAATCCGACACGGTCTTCCGCACCGCCCTGAGTTTGTCCTGCACACCCACATCGATGACAAAGGTGCGCGGCGGCACGAGGTGACCCGATGCGATCAGCTCGCCAAGCCGCACCTGATCGGCGACATTGTCAAAGACCGCGCGCAGACCCTTTTTGTCACCGCGGTTTGGCGTGGCCGTAACACCAAAGATCCGGGCCTCCGGATTGGCGTCGCGCACATGGTCGATGATGCGGCGATAGCTGTCCGCGACGGCGTGATGGGCCTCATCGATCACCAGCAGGTCCAGCTTCGGCATTCCAGCCAGATTGCGCTCGCGCGTGAGCGTCGGCACCATGGCGAACGTCACCTGGCCGCCCCAGGATTTGCTGGTGGCATCCACCACCGAGGTGGTGATGACGGGATTGACCCGGCCGAACTTGTCGCGATTCTGGGCCGTCAGTTCATCACGATGCGCCAGCACGCAGGCTTTGGCGGCGCTATCACCGATCCGTTGCCCGACAACGGCAGACAAAGCCAGAGTTTTACCGAATCCAGTGCTGGCCACGCTCAGCGTGTTGTCGCGGGTGCCGAGCGCAGACAGGCTGCGCTCGACGAAGAGTTTCTGGCGGGGACGCAATCGCATGGCTCTGGCCCCTCACTCAGCCCAGCTCGGACGGCCCGAGAAGCCTGGTGCGGCGGGCGTCTGCTGCGCGGGCGTCTGCTGCGATTGTGGCTGCGGGGCGGGGTAACCCTGCGCAGGCGCAGGAGCAGAGGGAGCAACCGGTGCCTGATACTGTGCCCCGGATGCGGGGGGCTGCATCTGCGGTGCCATGCCAGGTGCCTCGACATGGCCCATCACCTGCGGGTAATCGCGATGATCGGGCATAACCGCGCTCTTGATCTCGTTCTTGTCCTCGCCGTTGGTGTCCTGTCCAACGTCGATCCGGGCGATAAATTCCAGACCATCGAGGTCAGCAAACCCGTTGATGCGGCGCCGGGCCTGGGCCTCGGGGGAATTGTCCTTGTCTGAGATGCCGCGCGACGAATTGAGGATGCCCCGCACAAGGCTGCGCCCCATATTGGCCCAGTTCGGACCGTTGGGGCTGTAAAGCCCGATCATCGACCAGATCTTGCGCTTGGCAAAAGGTCCTTCAAGCACCGTGTATTCGGCATCAAGATAGACAGACCCTGTGCTGCCCCGTTTGGCATAACCGCCTGTCCAGCCTTGGGTGGGATCATCAAACCCGCCGGGGCGCAGCGTCAGGCGCACCTTAGCCAGCGTGCCCTTTGGGATGACATTGCTGTTTGATTGCGCGTCGTTGAAATCGTTCCAGAGAGACATGGGTGAAGTCCTTTCAGTTGGGGGTGTCGTTGGAGGGGGTGGTGGCCTGCGCCGCTGGCGGTGTCGGCAGCTGCGGGGCCTCAAAGGTCAGGCGGCGGTCTGCGGGGATGAGCGGGCCCCGGATCTTGTCCATCAGCCTTCCGAGATGCGGGGGTTCGACCATGTCGAGACGCCCGGACCGATCCTTGGCCGGGAAACCCCAGGGGTTGAGCGTGTGACAGACAAATCCGCGCTGAGGCGCGCCGTCCCCGCCTGCAATATCGGTCATGGTGATGACCTGATCGACGATCCCGGGCAGCTCCAACCCGGTCTTGGAGCCGTCAATCTGCGGCGAGAACACCTTGCGATTGAAGTCATCAAGCTTCTGATCGAGGATGCCGACAAACCAGATGTTTTTGCCGCGGGTGTGCTGAAGATGCGTGAGCCACGCGATCATCTCGCGCCCGTGCAAGCCGTAGGCACCGCGCACATCCGGCTTGCCGGTCTTCTCGGACAGCGCCTCGGGCTGACCCTTGCACCAGCCAAAGCAGAGCCGCCCTGCCACGGTGATGGAGTCGATGAACACCGTGTCATATTTGGCCAGCATCGCCGGGTCGCCGTATTTGGCGCAGACAGCCTCAAAGTGCGCCTGGCTATAGGGCTGATCGGCGCGCAGTGCCGGGTTGGGTCCGCCGATAAACACGGCAAAATCCCGGCATTCCGTCCAGGTCCGTGGGCGGATGGCGTCGATGGCCAGCCCCTCGATCGCGAGATCACCCGCTTCCAGATCGAAAAACAGCGTTGTGGTATTCCGCAGCGTCCAAAGCAGACTGGTTTTGCCGATGCCCGAGGGCCCGAAGATGACGCCTTTGATGCCGCGCGGCTCAGCCATGCGCTGATCGGCGGTGATAATGGGAAGCGCGCCGGTCATGACAGCACCTCGCCGTTCATATCAGCGGCACTCGCGTCACCAGTCACGGCAATGTAAAGCGCGTCGAGCCGGTCGGCCTCGGCAAGGCATTCACGCCCCTTACGCCGCATGAAGCGTCGAGCACCGTTCAGCAGCTCCGGGTCTTCGATAAGGTCCGGGACCGCGACATATTCCTCGGCGCTTTCAACGAAGTAGGATTTTGAGCGCAGGTCACTGACAAGCGGCGCAAACGCGTCGCATCGGTCGGCGAAATCCGTCTGGTTCAAAACGTCATGACGGTTTCGCAGGATCCGTTTCACTTCGGAAATGATCCCGGTGCGCAGCATGCGCATCGCGCCTTCCGCCCGCGCCTGCGAACAGGTCAATGGGAACGCCGCGCCCATAATATCGTCGGCTATTTTGGGGGCATTGTTGCCAAGCTGGGATGCCACCTCCCAGACACGTTCGGCAAAGGCCGCTGACTGACTGTCAAGCATCGAACCACTCCTTGATTTTGGTGAAAGCTTTCGACCCCGCGGCGATGGCGGCGACGTCGAGATGGTGAAAATGGCTGTCACTGGCCTCGTGCAAACCGTCCCGAGCCAACGCGAGATTGTCGTCAGAGGCCCATTCAGCGAAGGCGCGGAACGTGCCGGTGACATGCTGCCAGGCGGCCTGTTGTGGCGTCGGCGGGACATAAAGCGGGTTCCGACGACTGGGTTTGCGCTGAGGGCGCATGCCTCGCACGGCGGCATCGACCACCATCTTGCGCAGCGCTGCCCGGTTCGGTTCTTCGCCACGCTCAAGCTTTTCTTCCAGTGTGCGACGGATGATGCCGGGATCAGCGGCCTCAGCGTCGCGTATCTGGCGCGCCTCGTGGATCTGATCGCGGCGCAGACCAAGGTCAGCCACCGTGATGATCGCGTTGTCGTCGCCAACACGATTTGGTCCATCGGAATGCGTTTCAACGTTGGGGTCGCCAACCTTGAAATTCCGACCGCCACCATGTCCGGCGATTTCACCGCGCGCTTGCGCCGCATCATACTCATCCGCCAACCGCCGCTTGGCAGCCGCCTCGATTTCCAGCGCATCAGCCTGAGCACGGTGGGCCGCAGCGACCAAGTCGTCGTGGGCGGCTTTTGCGTTCTTCAGACGCGCAGCACGTTTGGCGATGTCGTAGGCAAGCCCGGCAGCCTCACGGGCCTCAAGCACTTCAGCCGCAGTCTTGGCGCTGGCCAACATAGTGGCCGCCCGGTCAATCAAGCCGGGAAGACCCACGATCGTCTGTGGAATGGGGCTGAGCGCTGTCATTGCGCATCCCCATTTAGCTCAAGCGTGACCTTCAGCGCACCGGTCTTCACCGTACGCGCGGGCTCGAACCCCTTGCGCCAGGCCTCAGGCAGCGCGCCGTATTTGCGCTCCGAGACGGTCAGCTTGGTGTCGATGAACTCGGCTGGGTCTTCGCCGCTATCGGCGATGTTGGCTACAATCTGCGCCAGTTTCTCCTGGTCCCAGTCGACGCGCTTGGGCAGATCGGCCACGACGGTGTAATCGCCGTCCGCGAGGCGCACGGTGCCGGTATCCTTGCCGCAGGCCCGGCGCGCCTCAGCGGCGCGGGTGGCATAGCGCACCTCCAGAGCGGTGCTGAACCGCGCGGTGGCAGTCTTCAGCTGTTTGCTAGCGTGGTCAAGTTCGCCTTGGAGAGCGGCCAGCAATTCCACCGGCATCTGCGCCAGATCGCCAGTCGGCATGTTGAGCATGACGTCCACGCTCGGGGTGTTTTCTGGATAAGTCATGGGGGTTCCTTTTTTTGGGGGATGGGTCAGGCGGCGACGGCAGCCAGTTGCGTGACGGCATCGGCTGAACTGCGCGTCTTGGGGCGC